TGCAGACATTGAATGTTAGGAGAGTCATTTGGATCTCAGTTGAGCCATTATCGGCGGGTTAGCCAATCTCGCCGGTGCGTTCATGTCGAATGCCAGGGCGAACGACAACATCGCTCTTCAAAAGAAGTTCGCCCAGGAGGGCATTCAGTGGAAAGTAGCGGATGCGAAGAAGGCAGGAATTCACCCTTTATATGCATTGGGTGCGCAAACTCATTCTTTCGCTCCGGTCCAGTCTTTCGCAGGTGACAACTTGGCGGCAGCTGGTCAGTCGTTCGGCAGGGCCATTGACGCTTATCGTGATCGTGGTGAGCGGTTGGATGGTTTTACGAAGGCTAGTCAGTCTCTTCTTTTAGAGAAGGGCAAGTTAGAGAATGATTTGCTCAAGACGCAAATTGCGTCAGCTCAAGCGACGCTTAATCAAGCGGGAACACCGCCGCCAGCTCCGCCTTCTGGCGGTCGGTATCTTATTCATGGGCAAGGTTCTACTGCTGGTACTCTGGTGAATGATCAGCCTTTAAACAGGACAAAGTCGGCGCCAGAAGCATTGCATCAGGAACCTGCTGCTATTCCGGAAGTAGGCTTCCAGAGAACGAAGACGGGTTATGCGGTGACGCCGTCGAATGACGCGAAGCAGCGTATGGAAGATGATTTGCTGAGCGAGCTCGCTTGGGCAGTGCGTAATCGGTTGTTGCCTATGGCAGGTCCAAAGTTTCAGGATCCTCCGCCTTATAAGCTTCCTCCTGGGAAGGAGTGGCGATGGGATGCGTTCAGGCAGGAATACCAGGTGGTGAACGTCGCTAGAAAGCGCGCTACGCCGTTTGGCTATCGTGGATGGTGATCGAAAGGAGGTGATTTAAATGCGTGGTCGTCGTGGTCGTATGCGCCGTTATGGCCGTGGTCGTCGGGTGTTTTCCCGGCGCCGTGGTTCCGCGGGGCGTCGTCGGCGCTCAGCCGGTCCTCTTCGCGTAGGGTTCAGGATGTAAATGAAATGTTCATCCCCTTACGTGCATATGAGCCAAGCACACCCATGCGGGCAGTGCTTGGCTTGTCGTATCAACAAAAGGAGACAGTGGTGTCACAGGATAATGCTGGAGAGTTTGCTGCATCCGCAGAACTCGTTTTTAACATTGACGTACCGGGACGAGTGCCTGCCGATGTCGAGCAGCGGTTTGCCGACCTTATCGCCGAAGCATTCAAGAAACTTTTTGAAGAGGTTGCGGAAGAAAGCGGAGCCGTTACGCTTGAGGTATTTTCTAGTCGGGGAGTATGGCGACGAGACCCAGAGACCTCACTACCACTTAGCCATGTTCGGGCTCTCCAATTGTCGTTTCGGAACGACACAGCTCACTAAAAAAAAGACCAGGTGTTGCCCGGAATGCGATTTTGTTCAGGAGGCATGGGGTCTAGGTAATGTGTACCTGGGAGAGTTGAATCAGCAATCGGCGCAATATGTGGCCGGGTATGTGTGCAAGAAGATGACAGGTAAGGATGACATTCGGTTAGATGGACGGCATCCGGAATTCGCAAGGATGAGTTTACGCCCTGGCATAGGGGCTGATTTCATTCCGGAAGTGGCTTCGAGTTTGATGCAACATGAGATCGATACGGAAGATGTTCCTAATGTTTTGCGTCATGGGCGTGCTGTTTATCCTTTGGGACGTTATCTTAAAGGGAAATTGAGGGAACATTTAGGTCGTGCAAAGGAGGTTCCAGACTCAGTCAAAATCAAAATGGATCAAGAGATGCAGCCTATGCGATCGTATGCGTTCGCGAATTCGCTTCGTCTCAAAGATGTGGTTAAGGAGGCGTACCACGGTCAAACGCTCCAGGCAGAAAAGCGCTTCGCGCTAAAACGTAAAAAAGGATCAATATGAAACGTGGCAAATTTAGTCTCAGCAATTACAAGCTACTGTCGTGCGATATGGGCGAGCTTATCCCGTGCGGTATCTGGGAAGTTCTTCCAGGTGATACGGTTCAGGCCGCTACTTCCGCCTTGCTGCGGGCGTCTCCGCTCTTGGCTCCAGTCATGCATCCAGTCGACGTCAGAATTCATCACTGGTTCGTCCCTCACCGTCTGGTCTGGGAGGATTGGGAAAATTTCATCACTGGTGGTCCGGATGGTCTCGACGCCTCTGTATTTCCCACTATTACTATTGGCGGTGGCACAGGGGCTGCTATCGGTTCTCTTGCTGATTATCTGGGCGTTCCGACCGGTGTAAATAACATCGAGGTCTCAGCTCTTCCGTTCCGCGGCTACGCCATGATCTGGAACGAGTGGTATCGCGACCAGGACTTGGAAACAAAACTTACGATCGACAAAACGTCAGGCGCCGACACAACAACAAACACAACACTTCAAAACATCGCCTGGGAAAAAGACTACTTCACGTCAGCTCGTCCTTGGGAACAGAAGGGCGCAGCAATTACAATCCCTTTGGGTGACGAAGCTCCCGTTTACGGTATCGGTAAAGCTCAAGACACTTATGCCACTGCAAGTCAGGCAGTGTGGGAAACTGGGCGCACAGCCAATTATGCCAACTCGGCGTTTATCGGGACTGGTGCAGGCCAGCACACTTACATTGAACGTGGTGTGCAGGTCGGTGGCAGCTATACGCCAAACATCAGGGCGGATCTGTCTGACGCTTCAGCGATCACGGTAACTGCACTTCGTGAAGCAATGGCGCTTCAACGCTACGAGGAAGCTCGTGCAAGGTTCGGGTCACGGTATGTTGAATATCTCCGTTATCTCGGCGTTCGTTCTTCCGACGCTCGTTTACAGCGCCCTGAGTACTTGGGTGGTGGCAGGGAAACCATTCAGTTCTCTGAAGTTCTTCAAACAGCCGAAGGCACCGATCCCGTTGGCGCGCTCAAAGGTCATGGTATCGCGGCTATGCGTTCCAATCGCTACCGGCGTTTCTTCGAAGAGCACGGTTACGTGTTTTCTTTCATCTCAGTGCGCCCTAAGACGATCTATGCCCAGGGCCTGCCCCGTCACTTCAACCGGCGTGTCAAAGAGGATTTCTGGCAGAAAGAGCTCCAGCACATTGGGCAGCAGGAAGTTCTCAATAAGGAAGTGTACGCGGCTCACGCTACTCCAGATGGGACGTTTGGCTACCAGGACAGGTACGACGAATATCGACGTACCGAGTCAACTATCGCCGGTGGGTTCCGAGACAATTTGGATTTCTGGCATTTCGCCCGAATCTTCGGATCGACCCCCGCACTAAACGGCGATTTCGTCAACTGCGTTCCGACAGAGCGCACATTCGCCGTTCCATCGGAAGACGTGCTATGGATCATGACTAAACACTCAGTCCAGGCACGACGCCTCGTCGCTCAGACTGGCAAATCATTCATCTACTAGGAGGTAACTATGAAAAAGATCAAAGGCCTCGAAGTCGAGGCAAAGTCTTACAAGTCCAATATGGGCCGTCTGGACGAAAAGGGCCGCGAGATTCTCGACGGCCGCCCTATGGAGCCGCCAGTCGGCTACAACCCCCAGCCATCATTGATGGACAAAATCCGGAAGATGGTCCACGACGCCCAAATTCAACGCGACCTGGAGAAAGCAGGCGCGGAAACATTCGATGAAGCCAATGATTTTGCCGTTGGCGATGACTACGATCCCAGCTCGCCTTGGGAGCAATACTACGAGCCTACCTCCTTGGAATCATTTATCGCGGAGAAGGAGCAGGCACTGAAGGCGGAGCCGGCCCGGGAGCCCCCAAGCGGAGGGGCGGCGCAGCCCCCAGCAGAAGGCACTACAGCGCCGGTGAAGGGCTAGACACAGTACATACACTTGATATGTACTGTGTTAGGTGACACCAAAAGGGACAAAAACGATGGCAAGAGGAAGGTCGAACAGGTCTTCAGGGCTGCGAGAAACCTCCGCTTTCTCTAACCGAAGGTTGACAGCCTTAAACTTCACTACCAGACCGGTAACCTTCCTCCAAACCATCGAAGATCGCAGAGACTTCCACCCCGAGCAGGCCTTTAGGCCTGCTCGGTCTTTCTCTCGATCGGTCCATAGGCTGGCCGTTCCGTCTCGACGGACGGGCAGACTTCCAATCGGGGTCACCTTTGAGAACCCTACAAAGGTTCTCGTATGCGTTCGCCGCAAGTCCAGGCGCGAAGTTCTTTTCGCCCTGGGACAAACAGGCAAGGGCTCTGCCCTGGGCAAGCGGCGCCGCAATCACTATTCCGAAATTCAATGTTAGGAGAACAACATGTCCATTGGCGATATCATGGGGGGAATCGGCTCCCTCGTAGGTGCCGTAGGAGACATCTACTCAGCCAACAAGAACGTTCATCTTCAGAAGCAATTCGCCCAGACGGGCATTCAATGGAAGGTAGCGGATGCCAAGAAAGCAGGAATTCATCCTTTATATGCTTTGGGTGCGCAAACCCATTCTTTCGCCCCAGTTCAGACGGGCCTGTCTGATAGCCTGGGCAACGCTGGTCAATCGATTGGCCGTGCCGTCGATGCTTATTCTGACAAGTCTCAGCGCAATGATGCTTTTACAAAAGCTAGTCAGTCTCTTCAGTTAGACGGCTTCAAGCTGGATAATGATCTAAAGCGGGCGCAGCTGGCGTCAGCTGCTGCCACACTCAACCAAGCCGGCCAGCCGCCGGCGCCTCCAACTGCCGGCAACCGGTATCTCATGCCAGGTCAAGGTTCGACACAAACAGGTCTTGTCGACACTCAACCCCTTCGCGTTAGTTCAGTGGATCCAAACGCGAAACACAACGAGGCAGGCGCATTCGGAGAAGTCGGCTGGGCTCGTACATCAACCGGCCTAGCTCCTGTTCAGAGCAAAGATAGCAAGGATCGGACGGAGGAAGACTTACCCGCCTTGATGGGCTGGACAATCCGAAACAGGCTTATGCCTATGGTCAATACAAAGGGCCTTACGCCCCCTGTTAAACCAAAGGCCGGTCACTACTGGCGGTGGGATGCTTTCAGGCAGGAATATCAGGAAACACCTATCGTTCGTACACGTGCCACCCCGTTTGGGTGGCGTCAGGGTTCATGGTGAGAGGAGGTGATTACAATGCGTGGTCGTAGAGGTCGTCGTTCCTATGGTCGTGGTCGTCGGGTGTTTTCCCGGCGCCGCGGTTCAGCGGGTCGCCGTCGGCGCTCAAGCGCTCCACTTCGCGTAGGGTTCCGGATGTAATGAAATGTTCATCCCCTTACGTTCATATGAGCCAGGCACACCCGTGTGGTCAGTGCCTGGCTTGCCGTATCAACAAAAGGAGACAATGGTGTCACAGGATAATGTTGGAGAGTTTGCTGCATCCGCAGAACTCGTTTTTAACATTGACATACCAGGACGAACACCTGCCGATATCGAGCAGCGGTTTGCCGACCTTATCGCCGAAGCATTCAAGAAACTTTTTGAAGAGG